TCTAAGCGTTTCACCCTCGTAAACAGCTCTTTGTGCTGTATGGTCACCTCTGTGCGTAGGGACGCAAAGGTAATGTTCAAGTCATCAATTCTGCTGTGTGCAGATGACACTGTTCTTTTATCCATTAAGTTACCTCAGCCCAACTTGTTGTTTCTTCGTTCCATTCATACATCTTGTCATCATTAGGATACGCAATAGGTGGCTCCCACAGGCAAGTTGTTTCATTTAGAAGCCAGCTTAGATAAGGTTGTGGACTATAGAAAGCATCCCGTGTGCTGTCATATAACATACCAATACCAGCATAGTTTTTGCGTAATGGTGTGCCTCCAAAACGGTGCAGACCATGATACGTGTTGTAGCTTGTCTGAACCCATGTACCTGCTTGAGTGTCTATAAAATCTTGCTCTGCAACAATTACGTTAGTGACAATTCCATCTTCAACTTTTGCGTAGTGTGCCATTTTGGTATCTCCTCTTTAAACTTCATACCGAAAAATGACTATGCCAGAGCCACCAGAACCACTTGTACTGTTACGATTTCCTGCTCCACCACCCCCAGTATTTGCTGATCCAGCACCATTATTACCGTTTCCTCCACCGCCATTTCCACCCGTTCCTTGTGCGCCCGTCTGGCCGCCACCGCCACCGCCACCGCCTGCAAAATATCCTGAATCTCCCGTGCTTGTTGCAGATGCCCAAGCAGAGTATGTGTTTGATCCAACGCCGCCAGCTCCGTTACCACCAGTGTTACCATCGGCTCCTGCGCCAGCCTTGCCGCCACCGCCACCGCCACCGTAGGGATCATCCCCTCCCCCGTCACCGCCAGAATTACCTTGGTCAGTTGTACCACTTTTCCCAGACCTGTTATTAGTGGCACCGCCGCCTGACCCACCGACAGATGCGTTGTCAAGGTTAGTGGTGGTTGTATGTGATCCACCGCCACCACCGCCAACTGCAGTTGTAAGACCTGTAACTGTTGTATTACCACCGTTGCCAGCAGCTACGCCATTTGAAGTTGTACTAGTACCACCGGCTCCAATAGCAACAGTTTTACTAAAAGCAGAGGCAACAATCGTTTGAGCATCCACCAGACCCCCTGCGCCACCACCGCCAGCACCTCGGCCTCCTGAGTAAAGGTCTTGACCGCCGCCGCCGCCGCCCGCCACCATCAATACTTCAATGTCCCCCGCCCCCGCAGAAACTGCAAAAGTTCCTGAAGAAGTAAAAGTGTGGTATTTAAATCCACCAGAGGTAACAATTGTACCCCCTGTTGCAGTAATAGGTACGTCCCTATTGGGATAACCACCAAAGCCTAAAGTCTGATAACCAAAGCTCATACTAAACCCTTACCCATCATTAGCTAAGTCAGTAGTAAAGAACAACTTAATACCTACAAGCCGTGCATCACCTGCCATATCATCGCCTGATACGTCCCTACCAATTCTAAAGAAACATAACTCATCATCTCCGGGAGAACCTGCAATAGTTAATGCACCACTTTCAGCAGATACATTTAGTTCTTCTACCGCACCTTGAGCATTGTCTGTGACTACTACTGCTGTGCCGTATGCAACATCAATGGTAGTGTTATTAGATATAGCAACAGCATCAACCATCCAATCAACATCTGTTGTAGCTGCAATACCAGCCCAAAAGACTTGAAAGGTTACAGTACCTGCATTCCATGATACAGGAAATGCTACACTAAACTGTGCAAACTCATCACTATCTTTATCAAAGTCTAATACAACTAAGTCTGGTCTACCTGATGTAGTCTCTACTGTAGTAAGTGCAGAACAACCATTAGAAGTAGTAGGCTGCATAGCACTGGCAGGAACCCATATGGTTTCTTTACCTGCTTGTTTAAGAGTACCCACACCGTCTAGTTTATTTAACTCTGCTGCAGTGCTTGTAACCCCATCAAGAATATTAAGTTCAGCAGCAGTACTTGTAACAGCAGTACTACCCAAAATAAAATCACCGTCAGGAACTATAACGTCACCTGCAAACGTAGCACCTGTAGTGCCTGTAGGTATAGACATTACAGTAGCATCTGCGTCATTCTTAATGGTTACATCTGAGGTAGAACCCTGACCAGTAAGCACCAAGCCATCAGCAGCAGCATACCCTACGGCTGCAACATCATTTGCTTCTGTGTCACCTGTAGGTAAGAACGTACCACCTGATGCAGTAACATCCCCTGTGAATGTCTGTGCTGATACTTCAAACGTAGCAAACGAAACAATCTCTACAGTGTCATCTGCTGCTGCACCTACAGCTAGTACTACGTCAGACCCGTTAGTAGCAGTGTAGTCAGCCCTAGCTAAGTGTACCCCGTTAAGATACACAGATACAAAGTTAGGAGTGTAACCCCCTGTAGTGAATGTAGTTTGATTTGATGTAGCTGTGTAAACGTCCCTAGTTTCTGTTGCTTGGGGTACGGGTACTGAGCCTATATAACCTGCCATTGTTTTTCCTTATGAGTTTACTATACCAAACATGGTAATTTCACCTGACTCTATGTTTCCACTGCCAAAGAGAAATTTAATTGCATTAGTATCCTCTGCGGCTAATCTTGCGGTAGCACTTGCGGTCAGTTGTCCACTAATACCTCCGTCTGCGGTTTGCGTTACCACTCCAGCACTAGACATCATGGTAAATGCAGCTAAGTGTGGTGCATATAAATAGGCTAAACCACTTAGTCCATACTCACCTGAAGCACTTCCAGCACCAGCTCCAGAATAGCCAATAACAAAACCGTGTTTATCTGTGTTGCCAGCAGCGTGATAATCGCCATAGGTTTCGTCATAGCTAGTGCCGCCATCTGTTGAATGCTTACCATAGAACGTCTGGTTATCACTTGCAGGTACTACGTGTTGAAAATAGAATGCATAGTGATCATATTTTGATGAATCAAACCCAGTAAATATTGCTGTTGCTGCATTAGAAATAGCACCAGTAGAAGATATGAACTCCATACCTCCACCAATCTTAGTTCCCATATAGGTAGCTAACCTAGTCATTGTAGCCTTGCGGTTCGTACCCCCAGCCCCATCATCAACGATCATAAGATCAGCATCTACAAGAGCAGCACCAATATCAGTACCACCATCAATATCTAAGTCAGCTACAGCAATGCTACCATCTGGGAAAGTTGGTGTTCCAGCAAAGGTAACTCCTGTAGTACCTGTGGGTACATGAGCTACTAATGCATCCGCATTATTCTTAATAGTAACATCACCTGTACTACCGTCCCCTGTTAAGATTAAACCTTCAGCAGCAGTAAAGCCTATTGCAGCATTATCTCCTGCAGCAGTGTCACCCGTAGGTTCCATTGTAGCTCCAGCAATAGTGCCAGAAAACCCACCGCCTACAATGTTAGCTGTAGCTCCAGCAATAGTGCCAGAAAACCCACCGCCTACAATGTTAGCTGTATCTCTTGCTTTAGTCATAATCTATCCTTTAGCTAGGCTTGGTAGGCCACGTAATACTGTTAGGGAATCCACCCTGTGCTGGTACATTTCGTAGTGCTGTACGATAAGTAGTCCATGCGTCTGACATGGTTACATCACTGTTGCCCATCCAGTCTGTAGCAGCCAGTAGTGCATCACGTTCTTCACGGACCTCTACAGCAGCACGTGTGTCTGCACCGTCAGCCCATGTTTGTTCTTCAGCATCACGGGCAGTTTCTTGCTCTGCTGTGAACTGAAATAATTGTCCGTTAATGTTATGAAATCTTGGCATTACTGCCCCCTTTGTTATTAGTCTATCTCAACCCAACTTGTTGTATCTTCATTCCAAGTGTATCTTTTATCTTCACTAGCATCACTAGGATACGCAACAGGGCAATTCCAGATACAAGTATCTTCATTTAATACCCAACTTGGATAAGGCTGTGGTGTATAAAAAGCATCCCTTGTGCTGTCATATATATAGCCAATACCAGCATAGTTTTTACGAAGTGGTGTACCTCCCAACAAGTGTTTACCGCCTGTTGTGTTGTATGATGTTTGAACCCAAGTGCCTTCCTGAGTGTCAATAAAATCTTGCTCTGCTACAATCACGCTTGTAACAATCCCATTCTTTACTTTTGCATAATGTGCCATAATTAATCCTACGCTGTTGTAACGTGACTGTTCGTTGCTGTGTCTCTTGCTCTAGTCATATCTAATCTCCTTATGTCAAATAGCGGATAATAACGATGCCTGAGCCGCCATTACCGCCAAGGATGTTTCCAGTAAAACCACCACCCCCAGCGCCACCTCCAGTATTTGCGGTGCCATTTTGAGCTGCAAGATCATTTGCTCCAGCATTGCCGCCACCGCCAGAGCCGCCAGCACCGTTATTATTATCTGAGGCATCTGAATTTGTACTACCCCCGCCGCCACCAGCGTAATTAACTGATGTTCCCGTTATTGATGATGCAACCCCTGCTCCACCAGCACCTCCCCCTTCAGACGCAATGCCAGAGCCACCCACAGCGCCAGCGCCGCCCCCGCCAGCAGCACCATAGAAGCCAGCGCCTGTAGAGGTGCCACCAGTATTTCCTTGGCCGCTTACAGCGGAACCGCCATCACCACCATCTTTGCCGCCACCGCCGCCAGAGCCGCCGTCAAGTCCGTCAATATTATTCCAGCGTCCACCGCCGCCACCCCCAGTTGTTGATATAGAGTTAAACGAAGATGAAGCGCCGTTTGTGCCAACATTTTCGCCACTACCCCCAGCACCGCCAGCACCAACAACAACACTGTACGTTGCTGAACTAATAGACATTGCGCTGCCGCCAATATTTGTTAGCAAGCCACCAGCGCCACCGCCACCGCCACCCTTACCGCCACCGCCACCACCACCAGCAATAATTAAGTATTCCATATTTTTTGCGGTATTTGTAGTCACTATAAAATTAGCAGATGATAAGAACGTGTGTATAGTGTAACTACCAGAAGTAGTAATAGTACCGCCAGTTACAGAAAAACTAGTTATAGCGGATGTAGCTCCAACTCCAAGAGAAACCCAAATGTTGTCATTATTCGTGGCGTCCGTGCAAATAAATGCTTCTCCGCTTGTAGTATTAATCCACATATGGCCTATGGCTGATGGGTTACTGTTGTATGCTGGATTTCCGCTGTTAATCGTGTGAGCAAAACCTACTGCTGGGCTGGCCCATGCAGCAGCGCTTGCGCCACTATTGACTGTAAGAACCTGATTTGCAGAACCAAGTGTGGCTGGTAAAGCTACCTTGCCTGTTGTGCTTATTGTTCCTGTAAGAGTTACATTACGGAGACTAGCTACATCTTTATTTGCATCTGCAGTTACAGTCTTACTGGCTACAACAGTTCCTACTGCAGCACCTGTATCATTGTAGTTTAACTCAGCAGTGGTAGCCGTAACACCGTCAATGATATTAAGCTCATCAATAGTTGCACTAAGCCCTGACCTGATCTGTGCTTGATTACCAATATAACCTGCCATTAGCTGTCAATCTCCATGTAGCTCATAATTACTGAGACTTTATCTGCTACACTACAGTCTACTTTAATAATGTCACCAGCATTAACAACAATCTTACCGTCTAGTACAGACAGTGAAGACCCTACTGGTATAGCTGCATCTTTAATAATGTGTGCTGTAGTGTTTTGTGTTTGACTTGTTTGTGTAGTTGTACTAACTAAAGTAACACTTGCAGTTACTTGTGCCGTGTGTACGTTAGCCAGAGTAAGTCCTAAGATAACAGCCCTAGTACTTGATTGAGTAGTGTATATTGTTTCAGGGGTTCCTGCACTAGCTGGTGCTACATCCCTTGTGATTGTCTTAAAGGTATTTGCCATTAATTTGTTTCCTTATCCAAGGGCGATTGCTAAAGCTGTTGCTTCGTCTTGTGCTATAGTAGTTGCTGTAGTTGTTACGACTGCAGTAGTTGCAATAGTACCAGCAGCATTAGGAAGAGTCAAGGTAATATCTGCAGTAGATGCAGGACCAATCAGTGTTACTTTATTTGATCCATTGTCTGAGTCTTCAAAGAACTCAAGGAACCCTGCTGACGTAGCACCATTCTTTAGCTGAACCCCTGCATTTGCAATAGGGGTAGTGAGTACTGGGGTAGTAAGTGTTTTGTTTGTAAGTGTGTCTGTAGATATACGAGAAACTAATGTAGAGTTACCACCAGTAGGCAGTACTAAAACATCAGAGGCTCCTGCTGAGTGTGGTTGTGCTTGAAGTGTTTGTGCGTGGGCATTGCCAGATTCACAATAAAATAAAACTTTAGCAACATTGCCTGTACCTGTTTTAATACCAACAATACCGTCACTGATTTCTACCCCATCAAGATTAACTACGCCTGAACCGTTAGGAGTTATTGCAATGTTTCTGTTTGATGTAGATACAATAGAATTTGTTTGTACATCTAAAGAACCACCTAGTTGTGGGCTGGTATCCTCTACAACATTAGAGATAGCAGATGAGGTAGCAAGGCCAGATACAAGTGTGCTTCTAGCAACTTTCTTTATGCCACCACCAGAGGTATCAAGTGCCAGTAAAACGTCATCACTAGCAATAGAACTAATCTCAGCTAGATCGCCTATTGTACTATTACTTACATCAAGAATGTTTAGCTCTGCTGCAGTAGATGTAACACCATCTAAGATATTAAGTTCTGCTGTTGTAGCTGTTACGCCAGCAATTAAGTTAAGCTCAGTTGTTGTAGCTGTTACGCCATCCAAAAGATTAAGTTCAGCAGCAGTAGATGAAATAGCTGTACCATTAAAGTTAATAGCATCTAGGTAAGCTGTACCATCAACAAACAAGTCACGCCACTCTTGACCAGTAGAACCTAAATCGTATGTATCATCTGTGTTAGGAATAATGCTTGAGTTTACATCAGCACCAAAGACAACATTGTCAGTGGCTGCATCACCCATTGTAATTGTACCACCATTAAAGGTAGTAGTACCCGTTACTGTAAGATTACCACCAACACCTAAGTTACCTGATATGTCAGCAGCACCATTAATGTCTATAGTAGTAGCAGCAATCTGTACTTCTGTGTCTGCTACAATGTCAAGCTGACCGTCAGCACTAGAATTAAGATAGATGCCAGTATCACGAAACTGAATCTTTTCTGTTGACGCAATAAGTAGATCATCAGAAAACTCAAAGTAATCCTCATCCTCCATCCACTTGAATACACCGTCATTACTCTCACCATCAAAGGTTACTGTAATGTCTGTACCTGCAGTGCCATTGCCAAACGTAAGAGAAGTACCAAGCAAGGCTGTAATAGGACCGCCCTCACCTGTAGTACCGTCATGTGTGTGACCTGTACTTGCAGCAAAAGCAGCTAGAAGCTGATCAAACTCATTGTTAGTATGATCTGCTGTAATTGTATCTCCGTCTTCATACGTAGACTGTCTTGTATAAATAGCACCCATCTAACGTCTTGCTCCTAATTGATATTCTAACTGAAACCCTTTGAGTGAATAAGCTGCACTACTGCCGCCATCTTCTACTTTTAATGCTACAGAAAAACCTGAACCTTCTACTGGCTGGCGTACAAGTGGCTGTGTAGGTCCACCATAAACAAACTGTGCAGTACTAGCAGAGGTACTATATGAAGCATTACCATACGTAGCTGCAAGCTGTGTATTATCAAAAGGGTAAACAGCAGGTCTTGCTGAGTTTTTATCTTCGTTATCATAACGAACTATTAAGTCTGCATCAACAGTACCTTCAGGTTTATAGTTAATAATTACCCGTTGCATGTGCTTACGGATACCGTTATCCCCAAAGCTCATATCAGGGCTTCTATACTTACCTGATATTATTGTGCCATCAAATGTATCACCTGACTCTTGCCTTTGCACAAAACCATTAGTATCACCATGAACTACAATTACATTACCTGCTTCAATAAAAGTATCTGTACATTGTACCTTTATGCCACGTGTTTCTGAAAACTCAAATGCTTCTTTTTTAAGAACACAGATAGCCCCTTTAGAAAGACTTGCACCCTGACCATCTTTAGTAAAGAATATACGGTACTGTGTTTTGTCAGGAATAACTAAGCTATCAAACGATCCTGCATCTTTGATGTTTTCATCAAATACAGTTTGGATGTTCTTACTAATTGTACCAAGCTCTGTGTCACCAATACGTGCAGTAGCAGCAACAGTACGTAAGCCATCAGGACCAAGAAAGATTAAATCACCTGCAAATTCCTGTACAGTAAAGCTGTTAATACAACCAATGTTTCTTGTTACTGGCTCTACTGCAAAGTTACTAAGACTTGATCCTGTAAGTTTAAATATTCTATTCTCACAAAAGATAAACAAGCTATCACGAAATACTTTTAATGCAACTACTGTATCATCAACGCTGATACTACCTGCGCCATCACTACTGTTGAAACCATCCTCATCAAAAGGCTCACTAAAAATAATCTCTTGTGGCGTAGTAGATTTACCTGCATAGAACATATGGTTTCTATATGAAGCTACAACAGTAGAACCTGCTACTGCACTTTCACTAACATCAGCAGCAGTCATAGAAGAGTTAAATATTACAGGGGCGTTAACACCATCAACACAAATAATCTTTTCATTACCATCAAAATTGTATCTTTCAAAGTGGTACTTAGCTGCATTAGTTCTGCCTGTGTCTCTGACTGTCCAATTCTCAGACACTACATCAAACTTAGCATGTGTTGCAGCAGTAGTACTTGAAGTAGCCCTAGTTACACCAGTAAAGGTAGTAGCATTAACGCCTGTGTATGTAAATAACTCTGAGTTAATCTGTATTGTACCACTAGAAGAAAACCCTGTAGTGGATGGTACAGTAATAGTACCAGAGCCTGTCATACCTGTGCCTGATGCAATAGCTATAGACAACTCAGTAGAAGCAGAACTAAATATCTTTTCGCCTCTAGCTGCTATTATCTTGTCTGCAAAAGTAGCAGTCATTAAAACGTTTTCAGCAGTGGTGCTAGTAATTGGAACTACAGCATTAACATATTTACGAAAACCATTAATCCTACGATAACCACCTGAAATGTCAGGCTCAAAGTTTTCTAGTTCAAGTGCTTCTCCCGGTTGCATAATAAAGTTAGAACGGTTAAGTATTAAACCGCCTTCACAATTAAATGCTACTGGTTGTACTTGTGAACTATCAGGCATTAATTAATAACCCCAGACATAAAGCTAATAGAGCCACGTGGTCTAAGAACAACAGTTGACCTAACGTATTCAAATTTATTAATAAGAAGACTCTGCATATTCTTAATGCCCTGCTCAAAACGTTCAAAGTTTAATTGGTATTGATTTAATTCACCACGGTATTGATAAACATAAGCAGTTGCACCATCTACAACTACAGGTGCAAACCTGTCTGGTATTGTAGTAGTATCACCATGAGCTGAGAGCTCACTGGGAAAAGTATAAAAATCAAAAGCTAGTGTATAAGCTTTATCTGGATAAGGGTGGAGTAAGTAATTATTATCAGGGGTACGTACAATACTTCTAGGTACACCACCTTGTTCAAACTGTGTAACTGCCACATCATCTGCATAAGCAGCAGCAGTAGTACTATTAGCTCCACGTGTACATCCTGTGATATCATTACCTGAAATTGCAGTGTATGTTACTTGCTCTCCACCTATATGTACTGTACCAGACGCATCAAAGTCCGTAGTAGAAGTAAGAGTTAAAGTTGTAACAGAAGCTGAGTGTGAGCCATTTAAAGTTGTAGCAGCAACATCGTCTTCTTGATCAGCAAGTCCATTTTGAATATACTCATTGTAGTTCAGTGTTGTAAGGCTGTTGCCTGATACATTAAGGTCTGTATCTTTTTTAATTCTAGCTGTACTATAATCAATAGATTTTGTGCTTGTTGGGAGAGAGTAACGTGTTTGTCCTGCTATTAAGGTAGAAGAATTACTAGCGTGATTAAAAGAATAACCAAACTCACGTTGATTAATGTAACGTATTGCTTCATTAACAGCATTTTTACATTGTGTTTGAACACCTCTAGAACTTGTAAAGTTACTAGAAGTAAGCTCTACTTCATTCATACGAGTGATAACACTATTAGTTAATGAAAGAAAAGTAAGAGCCATTATGTTTCCTAAATAAATCTCTTATGCCCCAAGAATTTTTTGTTGCATAAGTTTGATACACTAATGGGGCCAGCATATAGCCAGCCCCAAAGTATGTAGGTTTATTATACTTGGTCACGAACAGCAACTGCTGCTGCCATGTCACCAGTACCCAAATCAGACACGTCCATCAGGACTGCCCAGAAACGAAGCTCACCAAGGGTAACATCTGTTTCAGTTACAAACTTGGCAGAGATGATATCTGTACCAGCACCTGATCCAATAACTTGGATTTGTGCAGCTTCAGTTGCAGGTGTAGTAGAGTACGCACCTACAGCACCACCAACAACGTCCAAACCATCAACATACAAGTCAACAGCCGCTGGATCAGCACCTGTGTAACCTAAATCAATAGTACAAGTACCATCAACCTGAGTAAGGATTTCAATACCAGCAGAAAGAACTACATGACCTTCAGGTACATTAAGAACTTCCATAGTATCGCCAGCAGCAAAGTCACTGCCTTTGAGGACGATTGCGGCTGCAATGTCAATCGTGTTTTGCACCAAGTACGGGGAACGACCCCGTGCTGTGTTGCCTACTGCAGCATGATCTGCTGTTGCTAAATTAGCCATAGTTTATATCCTCCCTTATGCTGCGTTATAACGGGCGGTAACGATTGCTTCAGGACGAAGAATCTTACGACCGTATAGATGCATACCACGAACAATGTCAGCAAAGCTGTCAGGGTCACGATATGATTCTGTCTTATTGATTTGCTCGGCTGTTGCTACAGCAGAATCATGACCAGCTACGATAACACCGAAGTTAGTCAGTTGGTTGGCAGTACCCGAAGTACCCGGTCCAGTGCCTACCGCTGGCAGGTTAGACGAAGAGTATACACGGAAACCGTGGAAGTTGCTAATGGTCAAACCATTACGCAGTCCACCTGATTCACCAAAGTCTGCGTTCATGAAGCGTGAATCTTCATCAGCAAGGATTTCCATGAATACTGGATCAACTACAATCCAACGGCCTTGTTTGTCAACTTGCTGTTGATCAAGCAAACGAGCCATACGAGCAACAACCATTGCTGGTGAAGCCGTAGCAGTTGGAAGTGCAGTAGCACCGGGCAAACGTGCAGCCAGAGGGATAGAGTGTGTTCCCGCAGAGCTTGTAGTGATGTTGCCGAAGTCATCCTTATGCAGTTGCATAGAGGAAAGCAGTTCGTTAGAACCAGCAGTTGTTACTGCTTTGCTACCATTAACAGTAGTATTCAAAGCACTAGCGGCACTATGATTAGCAGACTGTGCGTAACCTGACATGTAGCCAAGAACTTCTTGGTCATGGTTGTCAGCAAGACGATAAGCAGCACGATTGGTTGCAAGATCCATGAAGTTCACATGTGAATGTGCTTCTTCAATATCATCCATTTTAAAGGCAAAGTAGTTAGCTTTATCAATGACTAATGAGAAATCCTCATCGTCCAAATCTTGTGCGGTAACACTCGTACCACGTGAATATGAACTTACAGAAATTTCTGGTTCTTTAATAATTTGGACAGTATCACCTTGTGAGGCAATCTCTCCCATGTAGTCAGAGTTTGTGATATCACCACAAACAGTACTCTTGCGGAAAGCAAGCTGTACTTTTTTTGAATAGATTACTGGGCTAAAATTACCATTTGGTAAATTCCCATAACCTGTTGCGGTTGTAAAAGCCATAATAGATCCTCCTATAAAGTTTAGGCTTTGTTGAGCTAAACATTATCTGAAGAGGCTGATTGTTTTCTAGGGTGCATACTATGATCAACTGGCCGGTCAATCTAAGTACGGGCCTATACTTAATACAGGTAGTCTTAGTTAGTTTGTTTGAGCTTTAGTGAGAGGGTTAGTAAAGAAGGTAGACCTAATGGTGGCTTCTGAATACTAACCCCTAGTTATACTAACAAATTTATATTTGTCAAGTGTATATTAACGTGCATTACCAGATAAATCATAAATAAATTTACCAGTTCTAATTGCATTAGTAATTTCTTCTTCTTGCTTCTCATATTCTTGTGCAGACATTTTAGCAATCTGAG